ACCTGCGCACGAACGTGGATTTCGTCTTCATTCTCCGCGAGAATATCCTGGGGAATCGTCGTAGGATTTACGAGAATTACGCAGGTATGTTTCCGACGTTTGAGATGTTCTGTACGTTCATGGACCAGTGCACGGAGAACTTCGAGTGCTTGGTCATTTGCAACAATGTGAACTCCAACAAGTTGGAGGACCAGGTGTTCTGGTACAAGGCCGCGGAACATCCGCCGTTCAGGATGTGCGACTCAAGTTTGTGGGCGAACAATCAGCCGTTCCACTCGGCTATTCTCGCCGCCGACGACTATACCCCCGGCGCCGTCCAGAAGAAGAACGCCGTGTCTGTCTGGGTAAATAAGCAGCGCGGCGACGGCGACGGGAAGTGAGGCGACGACCACCTGTATCATCTATCTCTATCCATTCTCCGTTACCATTAGGGTTCTTTACCCATTTCTTTCCCATGGCAGGCGGTCTGGGAGGACTATCGGCCGGAGCAGCTGGACTAGGGGCATCCTCGAGATCTGCTGCATCACTTCCCGAAGCAGGGCGTTGAGGGGCTGCTGCGCCCACGTCTCTGGTAATACTGAGGACCGCTGCACCAAGACTTTCAACGGTATCAGGCTCGGCAGAACTAGACGCGGCTGCGGCAGACATGGGTGCCGGAGAAGGAACGATGCCCACAGTAGCACGGTCGGTGGCGGCATCATGAACCGACTCAGTCGCTGCACCACCTGCCAAAAGGATGGCTGCTTCGCCTGTAGCCGTTTTGAGTCCCGCCTGATCCTCGGCAAGTTCTGCCGCTGCCGCCGCGAAAATCTGATCGTGTCCGGCTGCAACAAAGTTAACAACGCCAGTAACCGCCGACCCTGCCTTGGACAGCGTCATTGTTGCAGCCTTCCCTGCCGCCTGGAGGCCCTTGACAACCATGGGATACATTGCAATCGCAACAGTTTTTGCACCTGATACAGCGGCGGGTGCCGCACCGACCACACTTGTACCCGCTTTTATCGCATACTCTGCAGCTTTTGCCTTGAGTGCTAATTGTTCTGCGTTGTTAAGTGTGGAATACCACAGGTAGAACGCCGTTGTAGCCGCTGCCCGTGCTGGACCGCTTGCGGCAATCTTCATGGATCGCAACATGATGGCTACAACCAATGAAACGGATAACATCTTGGCCTGAATGAGTGCAGCAAACGCAACCGCGATAGAAAGAGCCGCCTCTTTCGTGACTGAATCGGCCACCATTTGCTGGCTCTTGTCGGCCTTCAACCAGTTCGTAGCTACACTAACACCCTTTGCAATGTTGCTGAGGGTAAACGTAGTGGTACCTGCCAAGAACTGAAATACGCCGCCAAGCAGAGAGACAAATGTCATAGTCGTAATCAGTGCTTGGTCTGCCGTTTCTGCAACCTTGCGTGCACCTTGCGAAACCTCTTGCGCAACGATATCGCCGACGCGCTTTTTGAGATACTTACCAGTCCCGCTCGCAGCGGCTTGTCCAAACGCGATTAGCTTTTCTTTTACTGCTCCGCCGCGATACTTCCGCCGCGAGCCACCGCTGATTCCGAAAGATGCAATCACCTTTTGATCCGATGGGTCTGTGGGATCACCAGCTTCTTCGAGTGCAGCGTCAACGGCGGACATCAGTTCGGGACTCTCAAAAGGCTCGTTTAACGCCCTCTCAACGCGCCGAGATTTGTCGGGATTTGCCAGTGTCTTAGCGGCCGATACCTCTTCACCAGTAAATTTGCGCTTCGGAGGCATCTTTCCAATCTTACTCAATCTCAACAAATTACTCGCGGATGACGCCCTCCGTCGGATGGACGGGCACACTCAGGTCCGTCAACTGAGCGGGACCAGACGCAGCGGCTGCATTGGACGCAGCGTTGGTGCCGCCCGCGGCCTCAATGGCATTGGCCTTGCGACGACGCTCGTTCTCGTCCTTCTGCTTCTTGATGGACTCGTCGCGCTGCTCGGCAAAGAACATCTCCTTGTTCACCTCGTTCTCCTTGTACTTGCGCATGAGCTCGTTCAGTTCGCGCTCGGCGTACTCCACCTCGGGCATCAGGTGTTCGCTGGGGTCCCACGGCAGCCAACAGCCGACCTTGCCGATGAACAGGTTGTCCTTCGGGTACTTGCGCTGGAGCACCTTGGCGAACATCTGCGTCTCCTCAATGGACGGGAACGCGCGGCGCACCTTGACGCCACGGATGTTCGTGCGGAAGTTGACCTTGGAGTCATAGGCCTCCTGCAGTTCCTTCTCGCGCTTGAGCATGAACACCTGGAACTCCTCGTGGACATCCGTAGCCTTCACCTCCTCGTTGCGCACCTTGACGAAGTCCTCCGAGTCCTTCATGAGGTCCTCGACCTTGAGGCTGTACTTCTTGGCGAGGAACGCCATGAGGTGCTCGAGGCCCTTCACCTTCCACTGGTAGTCCATCCACGACACGAACTCCTGGAAGTAGAACTCCTTCTTGTCCTGAATCACCTTCTCGGGACTCAGGAACGAGATGATGCAGTAGCGCTGGTTAGGGATCTCGGGGTCCTCGTCAAGGTAGTCGATACGGCTGCCGTCGTCCTCAGTGATAGGGAGTTCCTCAGTCTTCGGCATTTTGTGTGTTGGGCGTCCACTGTGAAAATACCTTTGGAGGATACAATGTACGATCTCTACACCTTGTCTATTGTGTTCTTTCTGCTGTGCCCCGGTGTGCTCGTCCCTGCCCTGCCTGGAAGCGTCGTGTTCAGCGCCCTCCTCCACGCAGTCGTGTTCTACGTCGTCGTGTACTATGTGTCCAACTACGTCAAGTGGTGGCTCGTGTGGATTTTGGCGGCGCTCGTGTTGGCGGGTCGGCTCTTCATGATTCCCGCCCAATGAATTTTCTTCGCGACCAATGAATAAAATGGAGTCTAAGCCGAAGCCCACTGCTGCCCCTGGTCTGGATATGTCGGATTTGCTGGTGCGCGTCATCAAGTATGCGCTGGAGGGTCTTGCGGTGGCCATTGCTGCGTACGTCTTCCCTGGGAAGACACTGAAGGTTCAGGAGGTTGGCATGATTGCGCTCGTCGCGACGGCCACCTTCGCCATCCTGGACATCTACGCCCCGAGCGTTGGGGCCTCGGCTCGGACGGGCGCTGGCTTCGGTATCGGCGCTGGACTGGTCGGCTTCCCTGGAGCCGGCCTGAAGATGTAATGTCTAAACAGCCTTCAATGCATTCGCAATCAACGTCACAAAACCCGTTGTCACTCCAGCCGCATAGCCATTCTGAGTCTGCTGTCCCACCGTCAGCAGCGTAGAACAGATGGGACTTCCCGTTGTGAACATCGACATTGCCACTTCCTTCACCGTGTGCGGCATGCACATCCAATTATGCGTCGCCATCGACGCGTAATGGACACCGTAATTCACAACAATGGCGAGAACAACCTTACCGACTGCTTCCATTTACCCTGAGTAGCCGACAATATGTTAATGCCTGAGTATGTGGTTCGCTATCAAGGACGATGGTTTACCATCAACCCCCGTCCCTACGAGCCCGAGCGCCAAACCACGGATGTCGCGTGGCTGCAGGTGAAGGAGGGATTGTCTGCAGAAGAGGCCTATCGTGTGTGGTATGAGAAACAGCGCAGAATTTCTCATCTCCTTCAACAATGCAGTGGCTTGAGTCGGCCATCCTCCTCTTGATTGTCGTGGTGGCGTACATTTATTGGAAGCCGTGGCTTCGTCCGCCCGTGAAGGAGATGCTCGCAGGAAATGCGACGATCTACTTCTTCTACACAGACTGGTGCGGACACTCGAAGACGGCCAAGCCCGAATGGGAGGCGCTGATGAAGACACTGCCTGAAACCTACGGCTCCACCAAAGTCGTGGGCAAGGCAGTGAACTGCGAAGAGGATGTCATGACGTGTACGGCGTACGGCGTCGACGCATATCCTACCGTCAAACTGGAAACCTCAGGCGGAATCACCGACTTCACCCAGCGCGTCACCGAGTCCTCTGTTGACAGGTTCCTGACTGGAGAACTTGGCGAGAAAGCGTGAGGCCTGCTCGTAGCCCGTGTCCAACATGTACTTCTTCTCTGCATCGTTCACATCGGACAGAGGTCCCAACTTGGGCTCGTCAAACACCAGAACATTGGGGTAAATCGGACGCACACCCTCGCGCACGCTCGCGTAGACATTGCGGAAGAAATCGCCAATCGGCATCTGCTCCACCACGGATGGCACCAGCGGACCCTGCGAATACCCGATGTGGAAGACCAATGTGTCCTTGGGCACCACGCTTACGATGCAATCACAACTCACACCTCCATCCAGGAACACCTGGTTGTAGATGACCTGGGGCTGATAGACGAACGGAATACAGGACGATGCCTTGATGGCCGCGAGCAGCGGCACCTGGCCCGTCAGCAGCGTGGACTTGCGTGTCGTCAGATTGCTTGCAAGAATCCACAACTTTGTAGGCGCATCGGCAATGACCTTTCCGCGCAGGTCCACACCCACCCGTCCGAATCCACGAATCAGCGTCTCCTCGAGCAGGTCCATGGGAAACATGCCCTTTTTGCTCTGAAACGACATGGCTGCAGCCAATGAAATGGGTGGAATAAAGTTGGAGAGCACGAACTCTGTGTCCAGCATGGACTCCAACTGGTCCACGGTGACCCCAAACGCAAGGGCCGTGGCAATGATGGACCCCACCGAGCAGCCGTAGATGCCGTCGGGAAACTCAAGGGGCTGTCGTTCAGCCAAGGCTCGCAGCCCTCCGATGTGAAGACCTCCACGAACACCCCCTCCACCAAGAGCAATTGAGCGGAACATAGTATGTAGACAAGGCAAGGATGCTGAAAGCCCGTGACGTATGGAACGAGCAGGAAGAACGCAGGGAACGTCGTATGTCGGCCATGCGTCCTGTGTTGGCTCAATTGTACGCCAAGATTCGTGCTCAAGCCATTCACAATCCAAATGCGCCCTACGTGGTCTTTGAGGTTCCCAACTTTGTCTTTGGGTACCCGTTGTTCCAAGTGTCCGAGGCACGCGAGTATCTGACCAAGACCCTGACGGATTCTGGGTTTCTGGTGTGGCCCGTCAATGACGGCAAGTATCTGCTGGTGTCGTGGCTCAAGACGCAGGCGCGTGCCTCTCACCGCCCGCCATTGCTGACCACGTACCGCCCACAAGTCTATGACCCATCGGTCATGGGAAGTATGTATCGGTCTTGAAAATGGACATTGAGTCTCTAAACTTGTTTATCTCATGAACTGTGAACATCCAGACGCATCAGTCGAACTGGACGAGGGACAGAAGGTCTGTGTCTGCTGCGGAACCATCCTCGGCAGCCACATTGACGAGTCGGCAGAGTGGCGCATCTATGCAGAGACAGAGGGCAATCCCAGCCGTACGGGCGGGGCGACGAACGAACTGCTTCCCGAGTCGTCGTACGGGTCCATGATGATGCGCAAGCGGACACCCGGACAGTCGGATGAGTCCAAGTCCATCGGCAAGTTGTCTTCGTGGTCGCTGTCAAGTCACGGCGAGCGTTCGTGGATGGGTATCTTCGATGCAATCCAGAACTCGTGTGCACGCATTGGACTTCCCAAGGCCATCATTCAGGATGCATGTGCGTCCTTCAAGCGAGTGGAGGATGCCCGCAAGACACGCGGTGAGTCCCGGCGTGCTCTGATGGCGGGCGCGGTCTTCGTGGCCTGTCGTCAGCACAATGCGACGCGGACCCACGAGGAGGTGTCCGGTCTCTTCCATGTGTCCATTCGCGCTCTTTGTAAGGGTCTGGCGCGCTTCGAGTCCGAGGTGTCGTCCGTTCTGAACACACAACTTGGAATCGCGGAACGTATCTGCGCAGAGATGAATGTGACCGAGTCCGAGCGAACCCAGATTCTGTTGGTCCTGACGCAGTTGCCGGAGATGGAGCACACGCCCAAGACCATTGTGTCGGGTGTCGTCTGCCATGTGTTGAAGGGTCGCTTGTCTGACGTGTCCAAGGTCTCGGGGGTTTCGTCCGTGTCCATTCGCAAGATGGTGGAGAAACTACACACCGCCCCCCGGGGGGTAGAGACCGACAGTGGGTAACGGGAAATAGGAGATTGTATACGGCGTATTGCTCAGAGACGTTGTGATGGCAGGGGGTGATACCACACCAATGTTCACGCCAGCGCCGGCGCTGATTATGTTTGCCGCACCCGAACCACTCCAGAACACAATGCGGGCGTCGTTCGCGACTGCAATCATCGTGATGCCTACGCACAGGGTTCCAATCTGTGACCCAGCGGCTCCCGACGTGCCCTCGCGAGAGTGGCTACCTCCTCTGATTTGCATGAACCCCGACGTATAGACTCGAGAATTGCCCGCCAAGTCGTGGTCCAGAGACAGCGACCCGTAGCCGTCGTTTGCACGGAAGGTGCCGTTCACATCGAGTGTGGACTGCAGCGGGTCCATACCGATAGCCAGACCTTGCGCAATGCGCGCATATCCCGACACGTCCAGGACCAGTCCAGGCACACGGCCATTCCCGTCAATGTAGTACATGGACGCATCCGCTTTTCCAATTGCAACTGCGTTCTGCGAGAGGTCGCCTGCAATGACAACGTTGGAGCCCGCGCCTACCTGCAGCAGGTAGTTTGTAGGCACCGTGACGGGAATGGAGTGTCCGAGCGTGATGTTTCCCACGCCCGTATTCGAATTGCCCGCATTCGTACCTATCCAGATGTTGCTGCTACCCACAATACCTGTTGATGCGCCAATGGCGATGGTATTGCTGGACGCATTGCCCGCACCCGCGCCGCCCGTCGGGTCGAGCCACAGACATCCGGACAAGTCAATGCTTCCAGGCCCCACGTTGTTTCCCATGAAGATAGAACTTTTCGTGTTTGTGACACCTGCGGCGGTATTGGTTCCAAGCGCCACCACGTTGGACGTATTGGACATCAGACCTCCAGTTCCGTACCCTAGCACGGTGTTGGAGAAACAGGCCTGGAGGTTCAGGAAGTTCACACCCGAATTCGTCCCCACGAACACGTTGCTGTTCGAGTCTGCCACGTCGACGCGAATGCACTCGACGAGGTTCGCCGTGACCGTGTTCACATTGGACAAATTCAACTGTGTGCTGAAGTTGGAGGTTGCGGTTGTGTAGGTGTAGACCGGCCGAAAAACCGACGTCAAATACGCCTGCACGTTGGATGTGCTACTCATTGTGTAGTACTCACACTTTCTCGTTTAGGCAATAATCGCTGTATACAGCAATGGCATACACTCTGTTCCCGATCAAGCAGTCCGAGCAGCACCTGTATCGCATGTACAAGCAGAGCGTGGCGGTCTTTTGGACCCCCGATGAGATTGACTTCAGCAAGGACATTGCCGATTGGAACAGGCTTACCGCTGACGAGAAGGCGTTTGTGAGTCAGGTGCTGGCCTTCTTTGCAGGGTCCGATGGAATCGCGCAGGAGAACCTTGCAACACGATTCCAGCGGGAAGTTACGTCTCAGGTGGTCAAGTTGTTCTACTCGTTTCAGAACGCCATGGAGGGCATTCATTCAGAGACGTATTCGCTGCTGATTGACACCTACATCAAGGACGAGGTGGAGAAGGACCGCTTGTTCCGCGCGATTGATACCATTCCTTGCATCGGACACAAGGCCGACTGGGCGAAGAAGTGGATTGACTCGCCCGACGACTTCCAGACCCGTCTGATTGGGTTCGCATGCGTGGAGGGTATCTTCTTCTCGGGTGCGTTCTGCGCCATCTTCTGGCTCAAGAAGCGCGGGCTTCTGCCAGGTCTGACGTTCAGCAATGAACTGATTTCCCGCGACGAGGGTCTGCACACGGAGTTCGCAGTGGCTCTGTACCACACCATGGACTCGCGGTCGGAAGGTCTGATTCACACCATCATCAAGGAGGCAGTGGAGATTGAGAAGGACTTTATCTGCAATGCTCTGCCCTGTGCGCTCATCGGCATGAACGCGAATCTGATGTCGCAGTACATTGAGTTCGTTGCCGACCGTCTGGCCGTCCAACTCGGTGCACGGAAGATTTACAAGACTGCAAATCCGTTTGATTTCATGGACCTGATTAGCTTGGAGGGCAAGACCAACTTCTTCGAGAAGAAGGTGTCGGATTACTCGCGGGCCATCGGCACTACTCGGGACGAGCTGCGGTTAGATGAAGAATTTTGATGGGATACATACAAATGCCTTCCAGCCGCACAACTCGTGGTGGAATGGATATAGATGAGGCCCGCAAGGAACGGGACAAACTCAGATTGAAGATTTACGAGATAGATGGCGAAGGTGCGTCGAACACGGATGAAGACTGGGCAAAGCGCGAGAAGGCGGCAAAGAAACTCAAGAAATTGAACATCCTTATCACGAAACTCAAGAAGCAGAAGGGGACAGGACGCAAGACTCGTCGCCGTTAACGGCGCATCGTGCCACGACGGGACTTGCGACGACGAGAGCCGCCCTTCTTCCCGCGCAGCTGAGCGCTTGATGTAGACTTAAAGTTTTCGACCCCTGAAAATGCGAGGTCTTCAAGAACCTTGTGATGATCGTATATGTCCGAAAGAACCACTTGGCAGTCGGTCTTGGTCAAGGCGTCTTCGTCATCCGTAGACCCCCGAACACTAAACCGATTGTTTGCGTGGTACAAGGCCTTCACCTTGCTTCCGAGCTTCTTCTTGAAATAGCTCGCAACAGCCTTCCTCTGCTCTGCTGTCGGCTCGCCCCCCTTCACCTCGAACTCAAAGTAGACGGTGTGCTTCGCAGGCATTTGTTGAACCGCAATACTTAATTCAGAGTGTTCGGCGGGTCATGGTAGACCCACTCCGCATTTCCAGCGCCCGTCTTCTTCAACACTTCCTCACGCACTTGAGGCGTACCTCCAGGGACATCCCAGTACTCGTCTTGTAGTGTGAACCGGTCCACGCCATTGAAGTACATGCGCAGGAGCAGTGCCGCAACCAGGAGACCTGCAATCCAGTAGAGGGTCTTCATTTATGGAATAGCAACATTCTTCGTTTCTCTTGGGTGGAATTGCGTCTTGCGTTCACATCAAATGGAACTCCTCCACGCTGCCGTTGCACTTCTCGCGTCCATGGTCTTTGTTCTCGCCGGCATGGTCGGATGGCTCTACTGGCAGCAGACGCGCCTGTTCCAGAACATGAACTCCGTCCTCATGGCCATCGGCGACATCACCCGTGCCATGGAGCACCCGCCCCCCGAAGCCGAAGCCGAAGCCGAAGCCGAGGGTCCCGTGACGGCGCCCACCCCCGCCGCCCCGCCTGCGCCCGCCGAGGAGGACGAGGATGACCGTGCCTCGGTCGAAGAGCCTGCGACGGAGGTTGTGGATGGCCCGCCCGCGCCCCTGGACGTGGACTCGCTTCAGACCAAGTCCAAGAAGGAACTGCAGGACATGCTGACCAAGCGCGGCCTCCCGTTCAGCAAGACGGACGCCAAGCCCATCCTCATTTCTTTATTGAAGGCGACGGCGTAGGCTGTGGGGGATTTTGAGGGCGACGAATCCACGTAATCCGAATAGGCGCTGGGTCCTTGTACTTGGTGCAGTCACACGGCATTTATACATACTAAGAGCAAACATCCAATGAAGGTCGTGTCGTTCGATGTTGGACTTCGCAATCTTGCATATTGTGTCCTTGAAGGAACCAACCGCTCCGACGTGCGAATTGTAGATTGGAATATCATTGACGTACTTGGAGAGCAGGCGGGTGTCGGCGCTCCAAGATGTCATCAGTGCAAGACAGCGGCTCGCTACGAGCACGCATCGAACGGAACGTTTGCATGTGCCCGTCACACTCCAAAGAAGAAGACCAAGGTCACCAAGGCCGAACTGAACAAACTGAGTCCCAACCAACTGCATGAGCAGTTAACGGCTGAGGGCCTGACGACGGCGGCAACCAAGAAGACGGATTTGGTCAGTCTGCTGTACAATCATCGCAAGCAAAACACCTGGAAGAAGTGTGTGTCGTCGGCCATTCAGGGGTCCGTGCTCGACTTGGCCCCCGCTATCATTCGCAGTCTTGACCAGCGAGCGGGGTCTTGGAAGGGTGCGGACGTGGTGTGTGTGGAGAACCAGATGGACCGACGGATGTTTGGGGTGCAGGCCATGATTCAGATGTACTTTTGCTGCCGCGGGTTTCGAGTGGAGGGGATGTCAGCGACTCACAAACTGTCGAACATTGTGACAGTGGATGATTCAACTGCAAACTATAAAGGACGCAAAGCGACAGGCATAGCGCATGCTCGCGTCCTCGTCCCTCAGGCGAACCAGGCTCACTTTGCAGCACACCCCAAAAAGGACGACTTGGCTGACTCATTTCTTCAGGGTTTATGGTGTCTGGAACATCCTACTAGTAAGTAGTAATGGACCCAAACGCGAAGGCGTTCGTTCCAGTCCCCGAACGCGTCAAGGCGGTCATTCGATATGTTATGAATCCCACCTCACCCGAATTCAAGATATCTGATATTGTGTGGACAACAACTAAATCTGAGCTCACCGTATATAGAGGGCAGTGTGCCCAGTCCACGAAGAACATACCGAGAGTCGGAAGCAACCCACTTGAAATCTCGCTTGCGTATGGAAAGCCCATCTCGACAAGCAGGGAACTCACGGACAAGATTCGTGAATTCTCATGCAGGCCGAGTGGACGGCTCTTTGAAATTCATGTGGTTCCAGGTATACGGATTGCAGACCTTCGAGAATCGTTAAAGGGGTACGATGTGAATGCAGACGCAACCTTTGAATTCCTCAGGGATGAACTGCCTCCTTCCTCTGCGTGGAAGACAAAGTCCCTTGCACAACTTCGTGCGGGATTCTTCGCAACACTTGGAAAGGAAAAGGAGGTCTTGCTTGACCCATCTGCAGGTCGGTTCCTTAAGGAATCAGGAGAGCCCGAAGATTGGTCATCTCCTGAAGTGAACGGAGTTTATGTGACTGGATTCTTCCCAAAGAAGGCAGGTCGTCGACGCACACTGCGTTCTAGGCGTAAGAAACGCACCTATCGCCGCCGAGTGTAGCAGTTCTTGTACGGACGGCAGCTGGCCTTTTGCGTGAAGCCCATACGGCGGCATGGGGTCTTCTTGCAGTAGGCCCGTGACATGAGACGCTTCTTCTTGAAGCGGCGGCGGGTGTGTCTGCCGCGACCAGATGGCACGATACCCGTATCTGCAAGTGGGATAGCTTTATACCCAGTGGGGCGAGCCGCCAGGGCCTTCTTGAGCGCCGCGCTCCTTTTTGCTGCCTCCTTCCTCTGCCTCTCAATTTCTGCCGCCGCTGCATCCCGTGCGGCTTTTGACGTGTCTATCTTTTGAGACAGCTCTAAAGCAGGCGCTACTCCTGAGGCAGACATTGCTCTCTCCTCCGAATATTTACCGCGTTCCGTGCTTACGAAATAGACCTGTAAGACAAGCAGATGATATCGGGTCGTGGGTTCTCTGACCTGTGTACCTGGAACTACGAGACACGCTATCCCAAGCGGTCCTTTTCCCAGATGGGGTCCAGAACGGGTGACTGGGTGTTTGTGAGTGGCTACCATCTGGACTCATTCTTGGCCATTCGGTTCTTGATCCCCAAGCGGTTCGTGCTTGTCATTCACAATTCAGATATACCGTTCGACAGCGACCGACTCGCCCGAACGCTACCCCGCGCCCTCCACATCTATGCAGTCAATACGACCGTTACACACCCTCAACTGACGACAATTCCGTTAGGGTTTCCGGACAGCGGCCTGCAGCACATTCACTCAATCCCGTTGCAACCCAAGACGATTGAACTCTATGCGAACTTTTCCATGACGAACTACGGCAAGAGGAAGGAATGTCTGGATGCGTTCGAAGGCGACTCCAGGCTTGTTTACAAGGACCCCCACGGCCGCACGCAGATTGAGTACTACACGGACATTCGTCGGTCAAAGTTCGTCTTGTGTCCCGAAGGCGTGGGCACAGATACCCATCGCATTTACGAGGCGCTCTACTTTGGCGCCATTCCAGTCGTGCTGCGCAACAGCCTGAGTTCCTTCTACGAAAAACTGCCCATCTGCAGTGTGGATGCATGGACGGACCCCTTCTACGTTCCGACGGGTACGATAACGTTCGACCCGAAGCACTACCTCACTGCGTTCCAACCTTAAGAAACGCACCCGAAGGAGAAGTAAATGGAGACAGACCTCCTCGTGAACCCCAAGATGATGGGTGGCGGCATGGCCAACATTG